TTTTTCCATCTTGGGTTTCATCATAAATCCAACCTTATTTTGTGTTTGTGAACAAATTATTCACAATTCTTAGAAATTTGCATTTGAAAATATTTGTAACAATATTCTCAAAAATAATGGAGGCTTTTATGATTGGCTTACCAACGAGATTACGGGCATTTGATTCTGTAAATATGTCTGATGAAGAGCGCGATGCTCGGCGCGTTCTACAGCCCCTACTAAATGAGGCGGCACAAGAGATCGACAGGCTTCGCACTGAGTGGTCACGCACCACAAGCAGGCTCACAAGCGAAATAGAAATGATTCAAAGAGAACGGGATCGGTATGTCCAAGAGTCCAAGAAGCCATAAGGAACTGCGCGCAGTAGCGCACCATTGCTTCCTATTCCCCCAGATATCCACCATGAACGAAGAATTTGTTGGGGAGTTCATGTTCAATCATGAGGCCGTGGCCGCAGACCTGCACTCTGGAGAGAACAGAGAGCAGAGGGGGAACAGAACAATATGCATCATGGAAGATGCAAATGCCCTTCATGGCATGCTGTCACTCCGCGACATGACGATGTCGGAAATAACAGAGCGCATGCCAATAGGATCAGAGCGCATGACCCAAGCCATGAAATCATTAAGCCTGCGAAGGTTGATTGATTCCTATACCGAGAATCAGATTCGGTACTACAAGCGCCCATAAAAAATGAGCGAGCCGCAGGTGGGACGGCTCGCTCAATGTCAGTAGCAGAAGGTGCCCATTGAACACCATCGGACGCTATTGGACGTCCTCGGATGTCCTGAGACAACATTGTTATAAAAGCTCAGTCTCGTATTAGTCAATAACATTTGTGTTTTGCTTGAGAATTTTTACCATATTTAGTAGCAAAACAGGGAACTCATGGGCAGGTATGGTGAAGATGTAATCCTCACCATCGTAAATCTCTATCCCTGCCGCACTCACCTGCCATCTAAAAGATGGGAATGTCGGGGTCTGTTGGGTCATAACTCGTAAATCCATCGAATGGGTCAAAGCTGTCATCGCTGTAGACACAGCGGCTTGAGTCATAACTTAGACTGCATGAACCCTGCTTGCCAAGCCAAGAGAACCTAGATTTCCACGAGATCACATTGGTAGTTGGCAAGACATCTGGTGATGGGCGATGTACAGTGAGCCCGTGATCTGCTTTTGCAAACCAAGCGGCTGACCCAGAGATGTCGTAACCCATTGGGGGAGGCACTTTGCCATCGCTGCTGCGCTGCATCTTTGTCGGGTGTGCCACGAACCACACATGGAGATCATAAGCCTGAGCAAATGCACGAATGCGAGAGAGCATGGTGCTGATCCACTCGGTCTCTGATCCATCTCCTTCCTTGACGATGTAGTTATATGGATCGATCACGGCACCCCGAACACCGTGCCTCTTCACTGCAATCTTGAGTCGCTCAATGATACTCTCTACCGTGGATAGATCGCCATCTGTCTGATGCACGAAAGAGAAATGTCCCTGCACAAAATCTTTTGCGCGCTGCAATTCCTCGGGTGTGATCGTGGTGCTTGGCCCACTGAAGTTCTTTTCAAGATACTTGGAGATCAGTTTCGTAATGTGCAGGCGTGGCTCATTTTCGAATGAGCATATCGCGAACTTCCAATCTCGGCCTTTGGCTAGGTTCACCATGAGTTGGTCAACCAATTCGGACTTACCCATAGATGGGTGGCCAGTAACAACCGTGAGCATGCCCGTTTGTATTGTATAGATTTCATCAAGAGAGGCGTACCCTGTGGTCTCACCCTTAGCCAATCCCTCATTATAAATCTGATCGACCTGATCGAAGTAATGGCTGCTGTCGTACAGCCCAGAGATTGGCCACGGCTCCGCCGAATTGATTAGCTTATGGATGCCATCCTTGCCGTCCCTGATCAGGACATCGTTAGCATCCTTGCAGCCTTCGGGCAGAACAATCTTCCAACAAGCATCCTTACCTATCCGCCGTGCCAGTTCCTCGGCTGCGACTTGTCCTGGCCCATCCGCATCTGTGCAGATGATCACTCGCTTCGCCGCTTCGATCTTGTCCTTGGCCTCCCAGACATAACGGAATTTGTCATCATCCTTTGGATCGATCTTGCCATCGACAAGCTTGAGAGGAGCACCGTTTGGTATTGAGGTGGCACCCTCGTAACCACACTCAACAAAGCACATCGCATCCATCTCGCCTTCGCAGATAATCATATCGCTATCTGCCTGAACGCCATCGATGTTCCACAAAGTTGCGGGCGCACCGTTGCAAGAGAACCCCTTGCCGCCAGACCACCGTAGTTTCTCAGCGTACTTAGTGCCCTTATTAATATAAGGAACGACAACAACATCGACCTCAGCCTCAGCCGCACGGATGTATTGTCGAGAGGACATTAGCCCTAATGATTCTGCTGTTTCGCGCGAGATGCCGCGCCCCTCAAGAAATGCGATGCTCTCTTCTGTAAGGGCATCTGTATAAATTTTCTGAGCAACCACCTTCTTCTGCTCCTGTTGCTTGATGTTTGGCATTCTCTCTTCGAGAGGAACAATCCCCTGCTGTTGGCAGTGCCAACACTGATAAAGGACTTTGTCCTGCTGTACGTTGAGAGATAATGTTCTGTCGTTTTTCTTCTTACGCTCTGGGCCGCATGATGGGCACACGATCTTATGCTGACCGCTACCCTTTCGAAGTGCCTCAGAACGAAGAATGCTGTCTATCTGCATCCTTCCCTCCTTCTGCTCTGACCTTGGCAGAATATGGTCGGGTGCATTTTCAGTCAAGCCACTAGATATAGCTCGTGCCCCAGCAACGGACACAATCCGCGTGACATAAAGGGAAAGGTATTTGTTCCTTGACACACATCACCCGTATATACGCGCGTGTATATATTATATATACCACCCACCTTTAGGTGGGTGGAACTAACTATAGGTTAACAGTCTATAGCTTCTTATTAACCACTGGTCTTGAGATAGTCTGGGAACGATAAATCTTCTAGCTCATACACTCTGATAACAGAGCGAGGGTTGTCCCTATCAAGCTGCCAATATATTTTTTTTTGCTTCACCTGACGATCATTCTCATAAATGTATCCTTGCAGGATATCTAAGATCAGGCTCTCATCGAGATCAGGTCTTCGGGTGGAATAGTGTATCACCATCTCCACGCAGACATCTTTTTTGGTTGGCACTATCCCTGTTGGCACTTGCCGCTCTGCTGTTTTCCAGTACGCCCGCGCCTTGTCCGACTTGATCATCGCCGTGCGGTTTCCAAACTTCACAACCTTTCGGCTGTTGGCTTTTGATGCAGGCTCGCCAAGTATCTCGAAAGTAATATCGAAACTCATATTGACATCCTCAGTCTCACTGATTAAAAGCTATCACGAAAGGTGGAACCATGAAACTAACAAACAAATACGGCTTGCCAGAATCATTCGTTGCATTTGCAAACAATGACACCTATAGCTCTGGCGCTTCCGATATCAGCGTCACTGGACTCATCGATAGCCCACGGATCAGGATCATGAAGCGTGAAAACGCTGGTGAGATGGAGTCGGATGTAGTCGATATGGTGTGGGCACTATTCGGCACAGCCGTTCACCATGTTCTTGAGTCCAGCAGCAATGGCGTGGACATCATCCAAGAGGAGCGGTTGTTCGCAGACATTGGTGGCTGGGTAGTTTCTGGCGCGATTGACCATCAGGAAATTCATGATGATGGATCGGTCACGATTACCGACTACAAAGTTACGGGGGCATACTCTGTGATCTTCGGGAAGATAGAGTGGGAGTTGCAACAGAACTGCTATGCGCACCTAGTGCGCAAGGCAAAAGGTATGGACGTAAGGGCTATCCGTATCTGTGCAATCATTAGGGACTGGAATAGGCGTAAGGCACAAATGGATGCCGCATACCCACAGGCTCCAGTTGTTATGGTTGATCTTCCGTTGTGGAAAGAAGACCGCGCCAATGAGTACATGTTAGACCGTGTGGCAGTGCATCAAAATGCTGACATGGAATATGATCTTAATGGCGCATTGCCTCTCTGCTCGGACGAAGACCGTTGGCTTCGCGGTGAGGCATGGGCGGTAAAGAAGAAGAGCGCCAAGCGCGCAACCAAATTGTGTAGCAGCAAGAAGGAGGCCGAGGATTATGTCGGAGATGATAACAGCCTCGTCATCGAGCACAGGGCAGGTGAATATGTTCGGTGCAACGGGGACTACTGCGGAGTCGCAGCATTCTGTGGACAGTTCAGAGGATGATCTCAAGAAAAGATGGTGGGCTTGGCATAAAAAGAACCCTCATGTTTGGAGGCTCTTTGAAAAGTTCACGATGATGGCGACCAACAGGGGGCACAAAAACCTTAGCGCTTGGCTGGTTGTAAACAGAATACGGTGGGAAACAAGTATCGAAACGGAGGGCGAGGACTTCAAGATCAGCAATGATTTCATCGCCCTATATGCAAGATACTTTATGCACGAACACCCGCAATACAAAGGGTTCTTTCGAACCAAGCAAATGAAGCGGGCAAACATATCAGGAGAGTAGCAGATATGGAATGGAACCAAAGACCTATAGAAGACAAGGAAGAGATCATATCGAACCTTGTCGAGGAAGCTTACAACGCAATGGCGGCTGTATTCCCGGATGATGGGCTGTCCGATCAGGACATGGCTTTCTTTATATATCAACTAACATTCGCAATGACGCGAAGCACGGATCATACCTACAGTCTGATTAACAATCTTGCGAACAGGCTGCATGAGATGAAATCAGAAGGCAAATTGGTGGGAGGATAATATGTCCAATAAGAAATCTGTTTGGGAGACGCTCTCCGCAATCAATGTGAACGAGCATACCGAGAAGAAGAATGGCTTGACCTATCTTTCTTGGGCGTGGGCGTGGGGTGTTCTCAAGAACCACTATCCGACAGCACAGTTTCAAAAGCATATATCGGAAAATGGTTTGCCATTTTTTCGGGATGAAAATGGATACACATATGTTGCCGTCAGCGTGACAGTCGAAGACCAGATACATACCGAAGTAATGCCTGTCATAAACTACAGCAATAAGGCGGTTCAGAACCCTGATTCGTTTCAGGTCAACACAGCGCTTCAGCGCTGTTTGGCTAAGGCGATTAGTTATCATGGTCTGGGCCATTACATCTACGCGGGTGAAGATTTGCCACAAGACGATGACCCCGTGCAGCCTGCAGCAAAACCTGCAACAAAGCAGAGCGCAGGAAAAGGCTCTGGGATGATTAAGACTACATTCATGGAGTTCATCCCAATGGCCGAAACTACAGAGAAGCTTGTAGCGTTTTACAAACAAAACGAAGGTTCTCTGAAGACCCTTGAAGAGTTGGACAAAGCCTCTCACGCGGAGGTGATGGCAGCATTCAAGACCCGTAAAGTGGAACTGCAAAAAGAAGGAGTAGCAGATGGCGTATGATGGCCCCGGTGGAGCACTATTCAAGAACAACAAGAAAACCTCTGATCGGCACCCCGATCTCACAGGCTTTGTTGAACTGGATCGTGAAGCCGCACAATCAATCGTGGATCAGATGAACCGTGGTGTTCAACATCCAAAACTAGATGTGTCCGCGTGGACTAAGGTTTCCCAGAAGGGAAATAAGTTCATCAGTCTGAGCGCAAAGAAGCCTTGGGAGAAGGGCGGGCAGCAGATGTCCTCTCAGAACTTCCAAGCACCAGAGCCTCAGCACAATGACATGGATGATTCCATTCCATTTTGAGGTGATGCATGAACGAACTCGTTGAAAAGTGGCGCATCAGGGCGGCTGAGTGGCTCGATTTACAAGAGGCAGCAGACATCCTACGCGAAACTAAGAACGATGTGTTCGCAGAAATCATGTCAGCACAGGACGGGTCTTCGATTGCCGAAAGGGATCGCTTGGCCCGTCTCTCTCCGGAGTGGAAAGAGTTCCGCGATAAGATGCTTGAGTCCGAAGCCAAGGCCCGCAGGGCAAGGATGCGCCTCAAGTATGAGCAAATGATGTTCGACTCGTGGAGAACTGAGAACGCGAACGCAAGAACCGAGAGGATACACGGATGAGCAATCTGACCAATCGCCCAATATTCCAGAAGGGAAGCAAACCTTCGGTGTCGAAGCCCATCAGGAATGCGGCCAAGGACGCAACCTGCACCCTCAATCTGCCGTATGTCTGCGACAACACGACAGAAACCGTGGTCTTCTGCCACCTTCGGCTTTTCAATCTGGCGGGGATTGGTCAGAAGCCAGACGATTTGTTCGGCATAGATGCTTGCGCAAAATGCCATCAAGTCCTAGACAACCGTAGCCTCTGGGAAGAGGCCGGCCTGAAGCACGAGCACATACTGTGGGCTCTTATACAGTCACAGAAGCGGCGGCGTGAGGCTGGCCTCATCACATTGAAGGGAGCAGACGATGAGTGAAGATAACAAAGTGATGAGCAATAAAGCTCTGAAGCTTGCGAACTTGATGACAATCAAGGAAACATACGAATACCTAAACATCAGTAAGCCCACCATGTATCGGTGGATTGCAGATGATACTATGGGATTTCCCCAGCCAGTACGATTAGGGCGCAGGGTTGGATACAAGAAAAAGGATATCGATGAATGGCTGAGAATGATCGGAGCATGAACAGGAACGATGCGCTCCAAGCTGCGGCAAACATTATTAATGGGACGCGCGCAGATACATATGGAGATGCCGCTCAGTCCATGCACCGGATCGCAGCCCTGTGGTCTGCATACTTGGGAGTAGAAATTACAGCAAAAGATGCAGCCGCCTGCCTGTCCCTGCTGAAAATCTCCCGAATCAAGACAGGCTCTAAGCCAGACAATTGGGTAGACCTGATTGGCTACGGTGCCATAGGTGCCGAAATCGAAGGCGGTGAATGGAGAGACGAGGGGCTAGAGTAGCCCCGCCTCTCTCAGTGTCTGCAACCCACGCGCAATCAGTAGCTGTCGGCGCTCATCAAGCTGATCGATAAGTTGTTGCTTGCGCTCAGGCGGAAGACGATCATTATCTTGGATGGCATTTATGCGCTCACTGATTTGCCGTCTGGCGTTCTCAATAGCTCTAATGCGCCCCGATACCCGAATCTCTTCAGCGAACCTCTGACGGGCCTCTGCGGCGCGCTCCTGATTCCCCTGCCTCATGGCACTGCGAAGCTCGCTGCGCGCTAGGTTCACGCGGTCACGACCTTCGATGTAGGCACTGGTATCTTCACGGCTTGAGACTGCACCGAAT